GCCTCAATTATAAACCCAAACTGATTATTAGTCAAGTTTGGGTTTGTAGTACTTTAGACTCTACCTGCGTAGTCTGCTCTCACATACCACTCGGGCACATAATCTTTGTTATTGTGTTCTTTGTTATAGTCTATAGCCCATTGACGGGCTTCGTCCTCGTTATCGAAATACTTTGTATCCCAGTGTTTCTGACCGCTGAACCGATCATACTCAGTTAGAACAACTTTGAACAGGGCCTTTTTCAGAGTGACTTGTGCCATTTTGTAGTCCTTTCTCGGGGGTTGCTATCTACTGTACTTACAGTATACAACCAAAAGGATTATTTGTCAATGTATGGTCTCGCCCCAAGGTAATTGTGCGTAAATTTTAACTTCTTTCTTGAGGTCTTTTTCAGTATAGCCCATGGCAATCATACGTTGAATGAGTTCCACAAAAAGACCATGAGTTGCCATTCCTGTCATATACTCATGGTCATCGTTATTCATTTCAAACTCATCCAATTGAGGAAGTAGAGTGTCGTGAATAAAATCACTTGCAACTTCTGCACTGTCGGCAATTTGTTGCATTTCCTTTTCGTCGGATACTAGATCCTGTTTATTAGATTTTGCCATACAATTATTTATCAGGGTTGTATTCGTAATTAACAGTCTCTATATTCTCACGAAACACGATAGCGCCGTTCTTTAGATGGAATCTACGTGCCATGTTAGTTTTAGGACTCAGAGTTACAAACCGTGTGACACTCGGATATTGTTCTTGTATCCCCTTCACTGCCCTAAACAATAACTCTTGACCCTTACCTGCTTTATAGCTCCAGATAGTATAGAACACAGCAGTAGTTGGAACTTCTGCTACATTGTTCAAATCATCTACGCCTGCAGGGACAAAATCATGAAAGCTAACACATACCATTGCATCTGGATCATCTTCTTTTTCAGCTAATGCCGCGACCATTCGTCCTTTGCTAACTCTAAAGTCAGTTGGGATTTCTGGGCGTACTGGATCGTCTTTGATGAAGTCTAATAGTTTGTGTGTTAGGTCGGTGATGAAGTGTAGCATGGCATGGTCTCTGTTTTGTGTATTTATACAAGGATGCAAAATATACGCATAAATAGTTTTATGATTGAATGGACTACTGGACTAGATGGGTACAAGAAACACAAGCTAGACAATAATGATTTTACTACAACGTTGACCGAACGTCAATTTGAACCGGGTAGGTCTGTAGATGCTATTTTTGTTGACCATTTAGTAGATCGCCCAAATAGCCCAGTTGAGTTATTATATAGCGGGGGTTTGGACAGTGAGCTTGTACTATTGTCTATGTTGCGTAACAAGATACCAGTTGAAGCAATGACTATGGTCATTACAGTCAATGGTGCAATACTTAATGTCGTAGACCTATACTACTCTGAAAAATTTTGCAGAGAGAACAATGTCAAGCAGAACTTGTTTTACCTAGACGCTGTTGACTTTTACCGTAGTGGGAAGTATTTAGAATACTTACTTCCATTAAGAATAACTGAACCACATGTTGCTAGTCACATGTGGTTGATAGAACAGTGCAATCATTACCCTGTGATAGGTGGTGACTGGCCTTGGTTGCAAGTAGAAAAGAAAGTATTGAGTCCTTTTAAGTTAGCATTTAGCAGTTACGAAAGGTTCATGTTATCCAAGAACATACCTGGTATCGGTAATATGATAAGTCATAGTTTTGAATCTAGTTATCATTTCATTGAAAAACACTTACATGCACATGCGCCAGGTACTGATACATTTCATACTGTGCCATTCATGAAATATAAAATGTATGACACACAAGAACCAAGAATAAAAAGTTATGGGTGGGAAGATTGCCCTCCTATATTGTTCAACATCAACGACTACAAAATTGAATTGCTGAAAACATTAGGTGTACCTACATCAAACATAATTTGGGGTGAACAAGTTTCTAACCTAATAGGATCATCTACGAACTCTAACAACCAATTTACATAACCATGGATCCATACGAATCATTCTCACATAGTTTAGTTGCTAGTAAATTGTGGCTATGCGAAAAATTAGAAACATCTATTGATAACGAACACATCAAAAATCCTATAGTGAATATACTTGCTAGTTGGGATAGTTTGCTTGCCTTCATGCTTGCTGTACGTAGGCCAACTTTTTATGGATCATTCAACACATACGATATTGATGTTGAGGCAGTTAATGCATCTAAAAGAATATGTGACCACTGGCAGTATGAATATCCTAGAATGTATCACAAGGCTAGAGATATCAATGACATAGATTTTTCTAGTATGGACAATGAATCAGTGTTTATAAATTGTAGCGTAGACCAAATAAATGGGACAGATTGGTATCAATCTATCCCTGAGGGTTCACTGGTATGTTTACAATCTACTAACTTACCTATCAATCACAGTGGTTGGGATATCAAGCAAAGTTATACATTACCTGAATTCATGCAAACATATCACATGTCTAGATTCTTATTCAATGGGACTAAGACATTCACCTATAGTCATTTGACATTTGACCGTCACATGCTTATTGGTATTAAGTGACATCCTTCATATAGTATTTCTTACTATACACACCTAACGTACCTTGATATGGATCTTCTTTGTTGAAGATACTTGAATAGTTATTTTTCAGATAAGCCATAGCATCGCTGAAATTATGTGCTGACTTCCATCTATCTTCTGTAGCATTCTTCAATAGACGTTGAAACACTGCCTCACGACCTTCAGTCTTATATTTGCTCTTGCCGTTTTGAATACCTAGATTGACGTTCCAGGCTGCTCCTCTGCCACATGCGATACAGAAATCATCATAGTATTCACTATGACTGTTGCCACAATACTCTTTTAAGAAGTCAGATGTTATCTTGTTTGACTTAACAACTTTGTTAGGACTTGTGATAGTAAAGCTAGTAGGCGCAGAGCCTAGTTTAGCGTTCACTAGTGGATCAACTTGTTCAGGAGTATAAATCAATGTCGTACCATACATGCGTTCGATATGATTCAATGTCATCCAACTTTGCTTCAAGTGTAGTTTAGGCATGTCAGGTGCATAGTAGAACAATTCAATGTTAGGTATGTCTGTCATGTATGTTTCCATTGTCTTATCAATAACAGTAGAATAATACTTGCCATCTTCTAACACAATGCGAGGCTTGTCAACGCCAAGAATAATACCATGGCTAGGTTCATCGGCATGCATGATACTCTTAACATAGAAGCTAAAGTTTGTTGGTTGAAAGTATCCATGAGTCAATGCGCTAGCTGGACGTTCTAACCAATCATCCTTAAAGTAATCATCAAAGTCCTCAGGCCCAACATCAACTGTTGTAACCTTAGTGTTTGGGTATGCTTTTAAGAACTCTTGTACTTGTGGATAAATCAGTCGAATCAATTCATCCTGACGCATTGGATTAGTACGCAGATTCAACAACACAAGTTCATCTAGTGGAATGTTGAAATGATAGAAACAACGAATGACATGATGGCTATCACGACCTGCACTGTAGAACAAACTTAGTTTCTTATATCGTTGACGTAATTGAATGCAACGGTCATAGCATAGTTGGTCCCATGTTTCTGTTGGTTCTTTAGTCCAATCAACAGTATCGTATTCTTCTTCGTAAAAATAAAAGTGTGGCTTGGTTCCTAATGCGTGTGCGGCGCGCCATGCATCAATCTGGCTACTTGTTCGTTGTCCGTTGACTATCCAATGTGGTAAGTACATATTATTTCTTCACTGATTTTACAATGTTTCTGATTTCCTCTGTCGTATAAAACATGGGACCAGATGACATTGATTCTAATTTTTGTAATACGTCAGGATCCTTATTGCATTCATAAATTGAATTGACTAACATACTACGTGCTTCTTTACTTGCAGAAGGATTCACACTTAACAGTATTCCTAATGGCATCTTGCCTAGCTTTTTACTGTAAGTATGTACGCTTTCGTGATTGTACTTGTTTGCTGTGCGTTTGTCAAATGTACTGGCTATAATTTTAACTTTGCCAGTCTCTAACATTGGCTTAGACCCAATATACGTATCAAACAATATATCCAAACTGCCATTCACTGTGTCTGTTAGCATACCAACACTGTTCTTGTAGGGTATCACTTGATATGGAATGTTCAATTCGGTGAACAATGTCTCAATCATGAAGTTACCCAATACAGTACTTGAGCCAGCATTGATTGGTCTAGTCTTTGCTATCGTGCGTAAATCATCGAATGTATCTGTCTTGCCTGTACGACCGACAAACACCATTGTAATCTGATTCATGTACACAGTTGGGTTGATATCTTCTAGCAAATCGATACCGGGGAAGTTACCTAGCATGTTCAATCCAAAGTTACCCACTAGTATGTTGGTAACTTTGTCTGTGTCTTTTGATTGTTGTAATTGATTGATAGCTAATAAGCCATTTGCGCCCGGCTTAAACTCTTTCAACACATTAATCTTTTGCTTTTCTAAACAACCAGTGTATGTATCAACTACCACATCAGACCCAGAGCCTGGACCTGAGCTTAGAATGAATTTATATGTGTGTGTTTGGGCTTGTGCTGTTCCAAAGATTAGGAATAGTATTGCTAATAGTTTTTTCATCAAACTATTTATTGAGAGAAATTGCTCACTTTAGATTTCCGAGTAGCGAATTCGTACATCAAGCCAGCAGCCGGCTACACCACGGTAACGAGTACCGGTCCTAAGGTGTGTTCTTACCACAATGATGGTTTATCATATAGATTATATGTGTCAAACCTCTTTAATCTATTTATAAACTCTGTTGTTGTCTCTGTAATTACGCCAGTTAACTGAAATGTAACTCTAGGATTGTGGCCTGCGTTAGCAGTACTGTGCGGTAAGTTCTGCCAATCAAACGTAGTCACATCTCCTGCATGCCATTGCTTGTGTATATAGTTACCATAGCTCCAAAAGTGACCTGGCTCCCAATCATTCAATGCAATCATGATACGCATTACACGCCATGGTTCTTCGGGCGCCCACTTTTGTAATTTGTCAAGGTGCAAGTTCCATACCTCCCCAGGCATTTGCACATGAACACGCTCCATACAATCCTCTAAGCCGAACAACCTGCTAACTTCTTTCAGTGCAGGAGTTAGTTTCCAATTGATGTGAGTAATTTGATAATCTTTGCCATAGCCTTGTTTTTCTAAATCATATTCTTCTGCGGCTAAGTCTTCTCTAGGTGGCATAACACCTTCACCTTTATATCCACGTGTTTCCCATGTAGCAGGCTTTGCATCTTTAATTATTTCAGCTACGTCATCGTGCCAGTCATGTATGATTCTACCTAGTTTTGTTACTTTATCAACTTGTGGATCGTTTTTAAAGTTATCAAAGTGGTAATTGCTCTTTGCTTTTGTTTCTTCCCAACTACTTCTCATTGTTTCTCCTTTAGTCCGCTTACTTTGCGAACAGTCTTGTCTAGTTCTTGTTGAGGAATACTCTGAAAGTATTTCTCGTTTGCGTCTTGTTTCAGTATCTCAAACACTCTTGGATCATCATGTGCTATAGGGAAGTCTAATACTTTGCTTAAACTCTTTAGATAGTAATCCTTGTAAAGATATAATAACTCTGTACTTAGATATATTGGATCAAGTGTATTTAAAAATTCTAACTCTTTTTCAAAGTCTGGATAACTATGTCTATCTCTTACTCTTTCTTGCTGATGTTTGAGAATGTTTTGGTCGCGCCCGATAATAGCGACTTTAACTTTGATACCAAGTTGTTGTGTAGCATTAATAAAGTCTTTGTATCGAGGGATCGTAACTTGTCCTTCATTTGCATATGGACAACTGATGCTAGTAACATAGTAATCCATACTTGTCCAGTCAATAGTATTAAGTAGACTAGGCATATCCCAACAATCGCTAAATGGTTCATAATCATGTGCTATCCAATACTCATTAAGTAAGTCTTTCCAGCCATACACTTCTTTGTGTAGTGCAAATATCTTGCTGAAAACGTGATTACCAGAGCCTTGAGGCCCTGTAATAATTAACAACTCTTTCATAGAATGACGCTTACATTGATATCGTTTTCAATATAACTTTGACGATATTCTTCTGGTGGTTGTTGTATACCAAGAATCATAGCAAGTCTATTATTGTTGTAAACTCTATGAGATTTGAGCTTGAATGCACAGTTCTCAAGTTCATAGTTTTGTCTGTTAATAATCTTGCCCATCAACTTCAAGTCTTTATAGTAAGGTGCGTAGTTGGGGTAGGTGATGTTAAAATGACCACAACGCACCCACCATCCTAAACAACTGTCATTGTCACGTTGTACCAATACAATAGGACATTCAGGCCACAGTTCACGTAGATATTGAATGTTTTCTTCATAGCAGAAAATATGACTTTTGATTATGCGAACACCTTCACCACTGAAGGGTGCATCAAACAATTCTTCTGCTTGATTCTTAGTCAATGTTGACATTGATTCAGGTAAACTGAATTCCATACCAGGATCAAAGTAAGCACCAAGATGCATTAGTTGCATTGTACCGCCGGCATCATGGTAATATGTGCGTTCATCACTATAGTCACTGTGGTCAATACTAGGACTATAGTAGATGTTCTTTACAACACTGCTCCATTTACTGCCTGGGGCGCCAGCAACAAAGATATATTTCAAGTTTATTCCTTAGACAAGTCTATCTTACTTAGTACAGGTAAGAAGGCTGCTCGTAATTCATCCATGTGCTTCTTTAGTCCTGCAGGAGTAAGTTCACTTTCTTCGTAGAAGATAACATTGGCATCAATATATTCTTTGTATTCTTGGCTACGGACTGCTTGACTGAATTGTTTTTGATACCATTCAACTACATCTTTGCTAGTACCAGGTGGTAATTCAATTGACCAAGCCGCATATACGTTGATACCTGGAGCAACTGTATTCAATAATGGAACATCAGGGAACTGTGGCATTTTACGTGTACCAGTAAAACCGATTGGTTTAACTTTACCTGCTTCGATTAATGGTTTAGCAACTGCGATAGGCATGATACCAAATTCAGTACCTGTTTTACCATCATAGCTTGCCGCACTTTGTACTGCTGGCATAGGTCCGTTAAACTTGATAGCCTTTACTGTATCTTTGTTTCCCTTACCCTTTTCCATTAGATATTCAAACGCTGTTCTATGTGCTCCGCCACCGATAGCAACGTTGATATTTCTACCTGATTGTATGTATTTGATAAACTCTTGTGGAGTATTGACGCCACTCTTAGCTCCTGCCACTAATACTAGTGGACTCTTGCCCATTGTCAATACGTCAATAAAGCTATCATAGTTATATTTCTTGATGTTCTTTTCCCAGATATCATTTGTCACATATGAACTCATGTGGCTAGGCAAATTGATTGTGTAACCATCGTTAGGTGCTTCTAGGAACTTGTTGTTAGCAATAACACTGTCTGCGCCTGGAATGTTCTGAACAACATAAGTGAATTTTGGATTGGATTTCTGTACAATCTCTGCTAGCTTTCTGAAAGCCATTTCATTTCCGGCTCCTGGGGTATTGCCGATATAGACCTGTACGGGTTTAGTTGGTTCCCATGCAAATACATTCATGGATAGTAGCATTAAGACTAGAGTTAAAAGTTTTTTCATCGTTCCTCCTGATATAAATATGATGACAGAATATTTATGCCATTTGCCATAAAAATTTATATTTTAAGAAAAAAATTAGATGAACACAAAAATTTTTAAACTAGTCAAAGAAAATTTAGAGCTTTCTTTCAATTTACCTAAGTACTCAAAAATTTCTATTGCCGAGGATACAGTCGTACAAGATTTACCCTGGACTCCTGCACGTTATCGCAAGTTCAAAGATAGTGTGGAAGCAGAGTTAAGCTTGCCATGTGAGTACGTGGGTACATTAAAAGAAATCGTTGATGACCTGAGCGAACGTTACATTCTACGATTCTTTAGTGAAATCTGGAAGCCACGCACTGGTGACTATGAGCATACTGGATGGGAGTTAGCTGATGAAGTTAACAAACTAAACCCAGAGAAAGTACTTGACGTTGGTTGCGGATATCATCCATTCAAAGGGCGTATTCAGAATTTGATTGGTATTGACCCTTACAACAATCAAGCTGATTATGAAGTTGATATACTTGAATACAAAGTAAAGCCAGAATCACATGATGTAATTATTGCATTGGGTTCTATCAACTTTAATAGCAAGGATGAGATTGAAGCACGATTTAGCCACTGCGTCAACTTATTGAAGAAGAATGGCAAATTCTTCTTACGTGCAAATCCAGGTATCCCTCATAAGACAGGTCCTTACGTTGATATCTTCCCTTGGTCTTTTGAGATTGTTAATGAGTTTGCTGAAAAATATAATCTCAAACTAGAGACATTCAAACGTGATGCCAATGATAGATTATATTTTGTCTATCAAAAATTGTAATCATTCCCATGGAATGTCATACTTGACTAAAGTAAGCCAAGACTTGTACAGTTTTTCATCCAATGGGGTGTCAACAAATTTAGAAAGTATTTCAATTAATTTACCGTCTAAAATATCATCAAGTGCTATAGTATGATCGGCATAGTGTTTGCTGACTATAGATGTATTTCTCACAATACGTTCATTGAAAGACTCTGGTATACCAGTATGCATTTCGAATCTAGTTTTGATCCAATTTACTGCTTTCTCTGAGCTAACATCAACAAATATATAGGTATGATTCTTCGTTTTTAAATCCCGTTCGATGCTTCGCTGATTTATCCAAGATTCTAAGCTTTTGTATTTCTTAGAGGCTATCTCGATTTTTTCTAAAAGGTTTTCAGTTGGATCAAATGCTTTTATCAAAATACCACGGTCAAGTGGGGTCGCTAAGTATTGTTCCTCTGGAATTAATTCAATATCAGTTGGATCGATGCAAGCTGTAGTTATGTCGGTCCCCATACCGAATATCCCAGTTACTATATACATTCTTGTTGCCTCCTTTAACATATATTTATGTACGGAAGTATAGCCAAAAAAATAGGGACCGAAGTCCCTATTTTAACCGGGTCCATAGACCTCTTCTCTACTTTTCATTCCAACTGAACCGCCTTCTTCAACGATTCGTTTGAACACATCCTCAAGAAGGATAGGTCTAAAGTCGGTCTGCTCGACACAAACACAGTGATAGCGAGGATCAACAATCTCACGACCGTAATCCATCTTCATAACTCTATGTGCGTGAAGATGTCCATGAATGTTAGTACCGAATCGACCAAGGTTGCTTTCATGCACAGGGATGTGACTGAGGATACAACCATTCATCACATGATACGCACGGATATCCCTAAAGTAAGGAGTATAGTCCTCAAGTCTAAAGATATCGTGGTTCCCCTTGATAAGAACCTTGTCGCCGTTAAGTCTATTAAGAGTCTTAAGGGCTTTGCGATTGATAACAACATCACCAAGATGGTAAACTTTGTCGTTCGGACGAACCGTTTCGTTCCAACGCTTTACCATCTCCTCATCCATTTCCTCAGGACTATCCCAGGGCCTAAGTTTCGTGACACCATCAGGTCCCATGAACTTACAAACACCAAGATGCCCAAAGTGTGTATCACTTACAAGAAAAACTGCGGGCATTTTATTCCCTCTCTTTCAATTTTTTATTCAAATACTCGACAAAATTAGTATAGAACTGAGTTCCAAAATCTGGATTGCGTTCTAAGTCTTTTACTGTTTTGTCTCGCAATGCCACCATTTCATCTGTTGGCATGTCGCTATAATATCTTTCGTTGTCAAAAGTCGGATGACCATCGGGTGTAGTCGTTCTATACTTCAACAAAAATTCTCTACGCTCGGGAGTCATTTTCTACCGATCCTTTCTGCGATTCTCAGTTTCAGTCGGTGAATGTAATCATTGTGCCAGCTGTATTCAAACTGAGGATATTTTTCAACGAAATCTTGGGCCTTCTTCAAGAGAGCCTCAAGTTCCTTAATTGATTTGGAAGCATAGTGTGCTTCGTGGTCAAACTGTTTGGTATTGTAACCCATACTATGCTCCTTTCTGTGTAAAACACTATTATAAACCCAAAACGTTTATTTGTCAAATGAGTACTTTTATACTCTTTCCTTCTTCACACGACCGATTCGGCTAGCCTTGTTCCAGTCGTACTTAACTCCGTCTGGAGTCTTGCCGTCTTTCACACTGTCAACACCGAACATGCCGCACACTTCGAATCCATCGCCTACGATAGAAACGAACTCATTCAATGACTTAGCATAGTCCATTGCTCCTGCTAAGTCTGCAAATTCTAAATCTTTAACTTTGAACATCTTTTCAATCCATATTTCTTTTCTAATTCAACATGCCCCGCTAATGCTTCCTCTTGTGTAGCATAGCGGGCGATTACATCACTATCACCGTTAGCGAAAAATAAGCATGATTCATATGGTCTGTCTCCATACAAATCTGAGCCATCTTCGAACATTACCCTTGGCAATTCAACTGTACTCAATTGAGTGTCGGGTGGGAACATCCACACTGCATCATCACTTACAATTCGCCAACGATTACGTTTAATCATAGGTATCTTCCTTCTGTGGTGGCAAGATAATACCACCTGCGCTATATTCGAACGGCACACCATTGATAGTGTGCGGTTCGTTTTCGTCATAAGTCCAGCCTAAGACTTTCATCATCTTGTGCTTGACCATCAAGTTAGGACTACGATAAGCCTCAGTGTCATCAAAGCCCATCATCACACCAACTTCGCATACTGCACCACTACGGCAAACACCTGCAACACAATGAACAATAACGTTCTTGCGACTTGCCAACGATTGTGTCAGAATAACACAAAGGTCTCTGGCTTGTTCGTCAGTGATTTTGAATTCTTCACCCCAAGGGTCATCACGCTCCAGGTCCAAGAATTCAAACTGGTAGACTTCTTTGAATGTGTACTTAGGAGTCGGGAACTCCATAGCAGGGTCTACAATCTGAATCAGTATGGCATTCGGACCAGGGTCAATGTGAAAACCCTTTTGAATGTCACCTAAGCTAACGTTTTGAATCCAAGGCATTTTTAATCTCCAATGTTGTATTATACAATGTTTTGGATTTGTTGTCAAACCCAGATGTGGTTAAAGGTGTAAGTATTTCTACTTACACCTTTGGGGGCTACGTTAGCACTTTAACATGCGTAACGATAGTTCATGATGGTCTTCATCATGACACCTTCTGGAGTAAATTCAGAAGGATCAGCACCTAGCAAACTTGCCATGATGCTTGGGCTAAAGCCAGAGACTAGAGCCGCACCAGACTTGTCTGACTTGACAGGGCTGTTACCCTTGCTGTTCAAGTTCCAGAACACTACGCTTGGAGCAGTGTAACCTGCTTGTGCGTACTTGCGTTCGATCATTTCCATTGCAGAATCATCGTGTGTAACACACGCATT